ATGCCAAGGGCATGCAGGGCGACTACACACGCAAGAGCCAAGCCGTCGCAGAGCAGCGCAGGGAGCTTGAGGCCCGTGCTGCGCAGCTTGCCAAGGATGAGCTGCGCATCAAGAGCCTGATGAGCAACCTGAGCGGCACAAGCACCGGTGAGTTGCCTGACTATGATCCGTTTGACGCTGAGAGCGTCATTGCGCACACGCGGCAGCGCATCTTTGATGAGCACATCAAGCCGATGCAGGAACAGCAAGCGCAAGAGCAAGCTCAGCTTGACTTTGCCCGTGTGCAAGCTGAGCACGCTGACATCTTTGATGACGCTGACCTGAAAGCTGAGCTTGTGGGCTTCCTTGAAGAGCGGCCGCACTACAAACTCACTGATGGCATTGAGGTCATCCGTGCTCGCATGGGTGCCCGGCAGATTGAGAGTGATGCAGCCCGGCGGCAAGCCGAGCGCACTGCAAGCCGTGCTGCGGCACTGACAGCCACCGGCGGCACCAGGCGGCACCAAGCACGCATCACCAGGCCGGCGCGCGCTGAGCTGAAACGCATGAGCGCGCGCGAGATACTTGCGCTCAGTAAAGAGCTTGACAGGGGTTGACGCTTGTGCCCGTCGCTGCAGCCCGGTATGGTAGCTGTAAGCGACGGCGCACCAGGTACAACCATCACGGACACCTGAGCAGCTTGAGCCCGGCACTCACACGGTGAACAAGCCCTGAACCGACACACTCAGAGGAGTGCAGGTCATGGCAGCGCCGTCATCTGTGAGCAGCACCACGCTGCGCCTTCTGATTGATAAGCTCGAAGACAACAGCTTCATCAATCATCCCTTGTTCCGTGCCATTGATGAGGCCGGCAACATCATCCGAACCACCGGCGGTCAGCGCGTTGAGCAGCCCGTCATCCTTGGAGAGCAGAGCAGCGGGCTCACTCAGGTCAGCAACGGATGGGAAGCAACCCCGCTTGCCTTCTCTGACCCGTTCCTTACCGCGAACTACGAATGGTGCGATATTATCGACCATGTCGGGCTCAACATTGTTGAGAAGACCAGCAACCGTGGTGAGCTTGCGCGCGTCAACATTCTTGAGAGCAAGATTCAAAACTTGCTCATCAACATGCGGCAGTCAATCAGCAAGCGCATCTTTCAGGGTCCGATTGCAACCAGCGGCGCGGCATCACGGCTCACCAACCTGCAGACCCTCAACGGCATGACCACGGCAGCAAGCACCGGCTGGTTTGAGGCCGTTGCAAGCGGCTCTCAGGACAACGTGGTTGGCGGGCTGAGCAAGGTGACGCACCGCTCGCAGAACTGGTACAATCAGTTTCAGGATGCAGGCGGCACCCTTGCGCTCAGCGACCTTGACACGCTGTTCATCAACTGCATGCAGTTCAACCCGGCCGGCACACCGCCTGACATGGTCTTTATGAGCCCTGCATGCTACGGCGCGTTTATGAAGCTGCAGCAGTCTCAGGTGCAGTATGCAAGCACGGGCACTGCAGACCGTGACGACGGCATGGTCGCCTCATTCCGAAATGCGCGCGTGTATGTAGACAACACGCTTGGATTCACTGCGCAGGCACCTGCAAAGCCGGTGAGTGCATACGCGCTGACCAGCTCGCAGTTCAAGGTGTACACCGATGAGGATGCTTTCTTTGAGGTGTCTGAGCCAATGAACGTACCCGGCACCGCTGTTGAAGCGTGGCAGGTTCACACCCGTCTTCAGCTCTGCACCGGCCGGCTTGCATGTCACGGTGTGCTCATCGACGCTCAGGCATAAAGGAGGTAATACCATGGCTTCAAGTACACTCGTTCAGTTCCTTGCACCCGGCTCAAGCGTTGAAACAAGCAACCGCCGGCAGATTGAACATTTCATTGCAGACGGCGCGATTGCTGCCGGCGCGCCGGTGATGTTTGACATTGCTGAGAGCGTTGATGGTGACATCATGCTCAAGGTAGTCGAGAGCGCCGCAGATGCCGCCTGCATCGGTGTCAGCCTGGAAGATGCCGCAGTCGCCGCCGGGGATGACGTTCGCGTTGTCTTGGCTGGATTCTGCAAGGCACTTGTCAAGGGGACCAACAACGCCGGCAATGACGCCATTGCCGCCGGTGCCTATCTCTGTCAGGGAGATGTTGCCGGTGAGTTTTACAAGTACACCATTGGCGCTGATGCAGTGCCGCATGCCGTGTGCCTTGAAGCGGTGAGCAGCGGCGCGGCCGCAGCACTGGTCAAGGTCATTGTGCTCAAGCAGTTCTGATGAGCTGAGCGGCTGCGGTGCTCATGTGCCGCAGCCGCACCTGGTGCCTCTATTTTAAAGGAGCGATGAGCGTGAATCTTGACGCACTCAGAGATTATTGCGGCTCATTGCTTGACTATGACCCTATAAATCCGACTTATACCGCTGAGCTTACAAGCTTCCTCAATGACGCTCAGCAACGGCTGCTTGGTGACCGCCCGTGGTCATTCCTCATCACCGAGCGCATCTACAAAACGCGCACTGATGTTGACCTGCTGCTTGCCTTTACCAATGGCTCACCGGCGGTGTCAGTGCCCGGCGGCAGCCCAAACCTTCCCATCGGCACAACCGCATTGCCGGGCTCTGAGTATGAGCTTGGCACAATGACGGTGACCGATAGCGCCGGGCTCACTGGTGAGTACGTGGTGCGCTACGTCGCAAGCACAACTGCGCTGCACCTTGACCGCAGCTTTGTCGGTGCAAGCGGCACGTACACCGTGACGCTCAAGCGCCGCAATGTGTATCTGCCGGCTGACACTGCGCAGGTGCAGGCCGTGCTTGATAGCTCAGTGGGCTACCCACAAAGCGTCGGCTTCCTGAGCAAGCTTGACCGTGACACATACCTCATCGACCCTGACACGCTCGGCACCCCTGAGAGCTTCCTTGAAGGTGAGGCAGAGTATGTGCCGGCACCGCGCTCAGTGCGCGGGCTCAGCGCGGTCACAGTGGGCGCAGGGCAGGGTGTGCGCACCTTGCAGGTGTACATGGTCAATGTGCGCGCGCCGGCGTACTACGGATTCGACAGCTACCCCGGCTACTCCGGCGGCTTTGAGAGCGGGCTAAGCCCGGTTGCAAGTTTTACGCTGACCGATGTGCAAGACCTGCAGATTGATCCCGATGTCATCAGCAACAGCTCAGGTCTGTACCGGCGCTACTATTTCACCTGCACCGAGCAAGGCATTGATGCGCCGCGCCGCTTGCGCGGTGGTGCCGGTGGTGTCATTGACACCGTGCCGCCGGCCGGGCTCACCGCCTTCAATGCGTCAACCCCGCTGAGCGCGCTGCAGAGTCAAAACTTTGACACCACAAACCCGCGATACCGGCGCACTCAGAGCGGTGCTCACCGAGCGCTGCAGCTATACCCGCACTCAGGCAGTGACGCTGAGCTGACAGTGCGCCGCCTGCTTGTTCCCCAGGACCTTGAAGAGGCACAAGACACCCCGGCGGTCCCGTCTGCATATGCGCGTGTCATTGCCTATGAGGCACTTGCGCAGCTCGCCATCAAGGCAGACCAAGCACCGCTCAGTGTGGCCTTTGAGCGCAAGCGCGCCATGATTTATCAAGGCATGGAACAGCGCTACCTCGGCAAGCCAAGCCGGCGCATCATCAAGAACGGTGCCGGCGGCACCTTCCCAACCATATTCGGCGCGCTGACCTTCTCATGAAAAATGACACGCTCATCGTTGCAGTGGCCGGCGGGCTTGAAGAGAGCCTGCCGCAGCAAATAGAGAACGCCGGCCGTGCTGAGAACTGGATAGCCGAGCGCCGAACCGGTGGCTGGTCATCGCGGCTCGGCTATGAGCCGTATCAGCCCGGCGCGATCACAAGTTTCAACCCCTTTGCAAGTGACAAGCCGGTTTATGGCTTGCACTGCGCTCAAGGTCTTGCAGGCGGTGCCCGGCAACACGTCTTGTACTCAGAAGGCGGCAACCTGAACCTGCTGTATGAGAGCAACGGCGCGATTATGCTCAAGCGCACCCTGCAGACCGGCCGCAATGTGCCGGCACCCACCGAGCCGGGGCCGCAATACCTGGACACCCCGCACGGCATCCTTGTCACGAATGGCTATGACGCGCCGGTGCTGGTCACACCGTGGCCGCTCGGCAATGCGGCAGAGTCAGATGCCGCGCTATCAAGCATCATCCGGCCGTTCGGGTTTACGGTGCCCGCACCACCGCAGCCGCGCCGGGTGCAGCCAATGACACCGGCCGCAACACCGGCAAGCAGCCAAGCGACCGGCGGTGGTGCAACTACTCTATGGTGCCTCACCGATGGCAAGGGCATTGCAGACGGTGGCCGGTGGGGTGTCGGCTTCAGAGAGAACACCGGCACCGCACCTAAACAGGTGTTGCTCGGCTACGCGGTGAGTCACATCAGCAACACCGGCTCAGAAGGACCGCGCTCAAGCATACAGAGCACAAGTTTTGACGTACCCAATGACGCAAACAGCAAGGGCTTCCGGTATGCAGTCACCCTTGAGCTTGCACCTGGTGCGCCGGGCACCGTTGCACGCAAGGTGTACCGCACCGCCAACTATAGCGAAGACGGCGCGATAGTCGGTGATACCTCGCTTTACTTTGCCGGGCTCATCAGAAACAATGTCGATGAGTTT